CCAATACCTGGACATTAATATCGTTGCCTAACCTCCCGGTCTGGCCTAGCGGGAATTTCAGTACGGCCCCAGGGGTGCTATCCTATTTATTATGCATTGTTTTGGCTGCTGGCGCTACGATCACTGCGCCAGCCAACGATACTTGGCAGGCTGGCGCTAGTTTTCTGGGTGCAGTCGGTCAAAGCAACTTTGCGGCGTCTCCGGTCAATTCAACCTTCGATATTGCTTTTGTCCAACACGAACCGGGACAGCTTTGCTCGACCTTGATCGATAAACCGTTCACCCAGAACTTGGATGAGTGTCTGCGGTATTACCAGAAAAGTTATTCGTATACGACCAAGGCAGGAACAGTTGCGTCAAATGGATGTAAAGCATTTTATACGCCGACAAGTCAACCAAATGGCGCTTACGGAAACGTAGTTTTCCCGAAAATAATGGCTAAAATTCCAACGGTTAATTTCTGGTCGCCTATTACCGGCGCGGCAAATGCGGCGGCTTTAGTCGGTGGTGGTGATGCTTCAGTGAATTCGGCACTCAATTTAGGGGATGCTGGATTTGACGGTCTGTTTTTCCCGTCAAATTGGACCGCTGGTTCTATCTGGCAGGCCCAATACGCCGCAGACACAGGATGGTAAAAATTTATGAGTGAACTGATCACTGACGAGAAATTCACCGATGGCCAGAGGAATATCGCGGCCTCTAACATGAACGGGATCGTTGGCCGCGCCCGAGTCCAGCCTGATATCATCGCTAACAAGCCATCGAGCGCGACGATGAATATTGCCGACATGTTGTTAGTCTTAAAGACCGACAACACCCTGGCTCAGACCCGGTTTGATACCATTACTAATTCGGTGGCCAGCACCCTGCCGGTAGCTGACTCGACCAAGAACGGGATGTTGCGCCAGTTAAGCGGGAGGACTACCGATTACGTGGGTGGCGACAATAATTGTCATCCTTTACCGGTTATTCCCGGCCCTTCTGTGACCACCCCTTCAATGAACGGGGTGGCGGCGGTCGGCACCGGCACCACTTACGCCCGTAATGATCATGTCCACCCCAGTGACACCTCGCGTTTGTCAACGGCGGGTGGAAACATCAGCGGCAATTTAGGGGTGAGCGGATCGTTTTCGGCCAACTCGATAGCCACTAATGGATTTTCCACTGCCGGAACGGTTTCGGCAGGGGCAGTGAGTGCAAGTTCTTCTATTTCGTCGAGCGGATCTATTTCGGCCAATGGAGCGATTTCGGGTGCCAGCCTGGGGGTATCTGGGACGGTCACTTGCGGCAACGGAGGAATAGCCTTCACCGATGTGGGAAATGGTTTTACTTATAAGATCAGGTGGGACGGGACGAATTTGTTTATTTATGTTGGGGCGACCCCGATAAAATTGGCTCTCGGTTAGGAGTGAATTATGACGGTCCTGGATATTGCCAGCTTTGCCAGTGAAACCGTGGGGGATATCTCCGACGAGATGATGAATTTCGCTCGACGAGCCATCCGGCTCAAGTACCAGACTCTTTACGATGCCCATGCCTGGCGCGAGTCGATGCGGGTTTTAGAAGGCTACCCGCTGGACCCCACTCTTAACGGGGTGCTTTTTTTACCCTACGACTGCGAGGAAGTGATTTTTCTTTCGCTCTCTTATGACGGGAATAATTACACCCGGCTGAGTTACCGGGAACGTGATTGGATGGAACGTTTCGGGACCCGTTACTTGACCGTTCCCGGCTCGATTCCGGCTTATTACCGGGCGGAAAACCTGGCCTGGCCGTACCTCAATCCCGGGCAGTTGACCTTCACTTCCTACGACCCCAGTATTTTCACCCTCTTTATTTCGGGACTCGATCAGAACGGTAACCTGGTTCAGGAAACCTATAAAGTGGAGGCGGTCGTTAACCCCGATAACACCGTTAACCCGGCGGTCGTCACCACGGCTAATTCCTTTAGTCAGATCAATGTTCTTTCTAAAGGGATTACGGCTCAGCCCCTCCAGATCGGCGCCCAGTTTCCGCCTCTGGTTCCCCCGGCTTCAATGCCGCCGGGAATGAGTGAGTTGATGTTCACCCAACTGGTTCTCTACCCGGCTCCGGTTCTGGTTAGTCAGAACGGGCTACCGATCCAGATGGTTTACCGGACTCAGGTGAAGCTGAAAGCCGACACCTTGGATAGCGATTCCTCAACTCCCCGGATCAGCCATATCACCGACGCCCTGATCGAGTTCACCCTGGCTGCACTCTATAAAAAGAGCCGCCAACTGGCCAAGAGCGACAGCTGCGAGCAGAAAGCGATCGCCCATATTCAGGCAGCGGTCCAAATCGAGAAAAATCAGTCCGAGATGCGCCAGCAGGCAGTCCCGGTCTTTTATGATTCCGGGGATTACCTGGCCACGGGTTATGTGAGGGCCTCCAGTTCTTACCCATGGGGATGGTGAAATGGCGGAATATAATTCAAGCCTGGACGATGAGGTCTTAACTGACGGCAGCGTGCCGATTTCCGGGGTTAATAACGCTTTGCCGCCAGCGGCGATTGACCAGACGATGGCGGCGGATGCCCAGAACCGTTTGTCGGAGCCTGACGGAATGAACCGCCCCCGGCCCGGGATCACTCAAAGGGTAAAAACCCCGGTCAGTTTTGATTCCATCCACCATGTCGGTAACGGGCGATTTCTCTGGAACGACGCCAGTAACTGGTTCAGCTATGATTCCCGGCTGCATGCCAATGTCCCTCTGACCGGAGGGCCGGCCTGGGCTCACGGGGACCAGATCTATTCGGCTTTGTGTGACCAGGTTCTTTACTTTTCCCGTGGCGACACTCTCTGGAAATACACTCCGGCAACCGGGGTCTTAGCGGCGGTCACTACCCCGGCCCCTTTTAACGCGGTGGTCAAATATCCGACCTGGGCTTTTGCCCAGTTGATCGTCGCGATGGCCAATAACCTGTATGTCTCCAACATTCTTTCGCCGGAGGTCTGGAACCCGGTTCTCCAGAGTGTGACGCTTGACCCGGTGGCGTCTGATGTGATCACCGGAATGGTCATCTGGCAGCGACAGACTTTGGCGGTTTTCCGTAACGGTTCCACCTGGATTATTGAAACCGGCCCCAACCTGACGGTGGTCAACTGGGAAGTGAACCGCGCATCGGCCACGGTGGGGTGTTGTTCTCACGGCTCAATCGTCCAGTGCGGGGTGGATGTCTTCTTTCTCTCGGAAACGGGCCGGGGGGTTTTCGCTCTCTCCCAGGTCCCGACCTCCGATCAGATGGGCGTCTGGCAACCAATCTCTCAGCCGATCAAACGGTATATCGACCGGATCAACTGGAGTGCCGTTGCCAACGCCCGAGCTACTTACTGGAATGACCTGTATATCTTGAGCGTCCCGGTCGATGACTCGACTTTTAACAATGCCATCTTCGCTTATTCCGTCACTCTGAACGCCTGGCAGGGCGTCTGGTTTTTCGATTTCGACGGGGACGGGGTGGGTTACGGTTTTCGCGACTCGGCCCGTGACCGGACCAACCCCGCCGGCACCCTGGTCCTTTACGGAACGATTGACGGGTTTATTTCCGAACAGACTTATCCGGTCGACCGCCAGTACTGGGAGCTTGATCTCGCTTCAGTCCCTATCCCGATCAGCTCCAGCCTGATTTCCCGGTCGTTCACTTTCTCGGAAACGATCAACCAGGTTCAGCCTCATTCGGCCAAGATCCAGTTTCTGGAATCGGTCGATCCGGTCAGTGTTTGCGCGATCCTGGACCGCACTATCGAGTTAGAGGAAGTCGACACTCCAACGGGCCAGCAGGGGCTGACTTTACCGATCCCCGGTTTCACTTTCAACCTGACCGAACAGGGCTATTTCAATTTCCCAATGTCTTTAGCGGGAGCGGGGCTCTGTAGCGAGATCCAGATTGAACTGGAGGGTGAAGGCAACTGGAGTCTTTACCAGATTAAACTGACCGCTTTCGAGGCGGCACCTCTGACCACCCGATGAAACATCACCCTAATTTCGTCCAGATGGCGGCCACCTTAAAGCCGCTCCTGCGGCAGTACGAGCCTCTGGCGGTCATGCATTTTGACGATCTCTGCGACTGGATGAGCTGGTACTGGAACCGGGGGACCATGACCTGGTGGATCAGCGATTTCGGCGAGGCTCAAGGGGTCTGCCTGATCCGGCTCTTCAGGGAAATCAGCCAGTTCATGGACCGCGATATTCACGACCCCTGCGGCAAATTCTGTTTTATCGAACTGGCCGTAGCCAGTGACCCGATCATCATGGGGGTGATGTTCTCCGCCCTGGTGGATCGGTGGGGGCCGCAGGAAACCATGATGTGGGACCGGGGAGTGCGGACAGAATACGGACCTCCCCGGATATATCGCTGGGATCAATTCACTAAATTAGCGAGGAGACTGTCTTATGGGATCACAGAAAACGCCTGAAGTGGTTCACCCGGGCGAAGCTGCCCAGGCCGCCATGGGCACCGCCGCCGCTGGCGAAATGATGTCGGTGGCCAATCAGCCTGTCGATCAATACGGAAATTTACTGAACACCGTCCAACTGGGACCAGCGGCGATGCAGGCTCAGCAGGCGCTGGCAGGGCGTGCCGCCAAGCTGGGGGCCCAGCAGCAGATGGACATTCAATCGAGTGTTGATCCGCAAGCTTATGCGCAACGTCAGATGAGAATGAATGCGGCCAATGCCCGGTTGGGTAAGCTGTATGGCGTCGACCCGACCGCCTATTCCTACAACACGCCGAGCGACACTTATAAAGTTCCCGGCACCGGCGATCTGCCCGACCCGGTGGCGATGGCCCGTAACGCCCAGGCTCTTTCCGGGATGCTTTCCGTCGGACAAGTAAATAAAGCAGGGGCCAACCCGGTTTTAAGCCGACCCGGCGCCAGCGCCATGAACGCGGTTCCTTACGCGGTTGCTCCCAGCTACCTGACTTCTTAAATGGCTCTCGCCACTACAGCATCGGCCGCCGATACCACTGTTACCGGGCAACCGTATAACGGCGCTGATATCCAGGCTGCATATCAGGCCATCTACGGCGGCATGCCTGCCGAGATGATGAATAAGGATGGCAGTCTTTCTGATGCCTATCAGTACATCTTTCCCGGCACGGTGCTGAAGACGCCGACCGGGCAACCCATCGACGCCAGTCAACTGATGTACATGTATCAGTCGGCGCATCCTCAGGGACAGGCGGCAGACCAAACGCAGGCGCAATCGTATCTCTCACCCTCTAGCTCAAGCAATATGGCATCATGGACCGACATCACTAACGCCGGGTATTCTCCGCAGGATATCGCAGCATTTCAGCAACAAGGGTGGAGTCCCGATCAGGTGATGAACTCGATCCAGACGGGCGTTGCCTCTAAACCAACCGCTGCTGCTGCCCAGACGCCGCAACAGAATGCCTTTGGGATCAGCCAGGTCGGAACCGGTAACGGGTACGCCATCCTCCAGAACGCCCAAGGCCAGCAGATCAATGTTGACGCCAGCGGCAACTATTTTACCACTGACGCGAACGGCAACCACACTCCGGTCACTGACATCCAGGCCCAGGCGATGGGTTTCCAATCCACTAACCCGGAGACGCAGGCCCTCAAGCAGATGGGGCAGATTGACCCCTCGACTGAGGCTCTGCGGCAACAGCTTTCGACTAGTTACCAGGACCCCAATACCGCTGCCAACCCGACCGCCGCCCAGTACCAGAGTTATCTGGACACCTTTAAACAGGTCGACCCGACCGAGTACGCGGAGCGGGCAGGGCTGGCGACCTCGATGGATTCGTACCTTAAGAGCATGCAGGATCAGGCTGCTCTGGGGAGCCAGCTGGACCCGATCACCCAGATGCAGGTCGAGCAGTCGGCGCGGCAGGCTCAGCAGGCTCGCGGCAATCTTTATGGCTCCGGGCAGGCAGCGGTCGAAGCGATGACCACCGGGCAGGCGGGGCAGGCTCTTTTGCAACAACGGCAGCAAGCCTTGTCCAGTGCTCTTGGCCAGCAGCAAAGCTATCTCGGCGCGGGGCTGGGCCTGGGCGACACCGCGATGAGCCTTTATCAGCAGGGGCTGGCCAATAAAGCCAATGCCCAACAGAACGCGTTATCCTATCTTTCCAGCGGCCAGACTCCCTACCAGGCCGGAGCGAGTTACTTGTCCAATGCGGAAGGTGCCGCCGGTAATGCCGCACAGGGAGGTCCGGTTTATCAACCTGCCAGTCTCGGTGCCGGTCAGCTTGGAACCGCCCAGCAAGCCCCGCAGTACGGGCTGGATGTCGGGGCGCAAAGCCAGAATTACTTTAACTCGCTCAATAACGCCTATGGCGGTGGGGCAGCGGGATCGACCAAGAATCAGGGGGTTAGTGCAGCCACCGGGGCTTTGAGCGGAGCTATGTCGGGAGCAACTGCCGGGACCGCTGCCTATCCGGGGATCGGGACGGCCATTGGGGCCGGAGTTGGGGCGATTGCCGGAGGTGTAGGAGGTTATTATAGCTAATGCCAAGTAAATCAGCCAAGCAGCAAAGACTTTTTGGTGCCGCCTTGTCGGCTAAACGGGGGAATAAGACCTTCCCCGAGGCCCGGAAAGTGGCCGCCCAGATGACTGAGAAACAACTCGAAGATTTCGCCAAGAAACCTAAAAGCTACCTGAAAGATTGATATGGCCAAAATCCCTAAACCGTTCGTTTATCCGAAAGCCAAGGCCCCCGTGATCAAGGTGCCCCCTATCCTTTCCCCGGAACAAAGCCTGAAACAGTTCTCGACCAAGCCAGTGGTTAAACCTGCCCGGGTGTCGAATCGGAGCCTGACTAAGAATCCGATTGACCCCTTGAAAAGTTATCTCCCATAAAAATCCTATGGCCCAGAGTAATTACCTGCGGCGAGTTAACGCGATCAACCGCAACCAGGGGGTCAACGATGTCCAGCGGGGGATGAACATCGGGCAGGAAGTCGGCAAGATGCTGGGGGGCCTCTCAGAAGCGATTAAGGGAGCTCAGCAGGATGCGCTGGCCAATAAGTTGATGAATACTGAGAATGCGCCCCGCGCGGCCCTGGTCAGTCCCGGCGACGCGACGGCATCCACACCTGGAGGCCCCCAGCCTGGCGGTCCTCAAGGAGGAGGAGGACCGACCGATGATGATTTGCAAAAAGCGATGGCGGCGGATTCGCTCGTCCCTAGCAAGGGCACGCCACAAGATCTGGGCACCTTGCCGGCGCAGGGTTCGCAACCCAGCTTGGGGATTAATACCGACCTTTCAGCACCTGCTCCCGCCGACACTGCTTCCACTTATACCCCGAGTGCGGCCGATGATACCGATTTTCAAAACGCCATAGTAGCAGCCAGGCTGGGAGGTGGCCCGACTGTTGGCAATACCATTCCGGCTTCTTCCGCTCCCGCTGCCCCTGTTGTTCCGGGTGCCCCGGCTGCTCCTTCTAATCTCTCGACGACGACGTCTTCTCCTACTCCAAACACCATCGCGCCGGGAGTTTCGACCGCCGGCACCCAGCCTTATACCGGAGGGGTGAAAGGCTTGAGCGTCTTAAAAGAGGTGCAGGCCCTGCAGGCCCAGAAAGCTGTCATGGCCAATACCCAGGCTCAGGCAGCCGCGAAACTGGCGGATACTCAGGCGAAAGCCAGTGGCACCGGGCCTTATGCCCTGGAAGCTGCCTTAAAACGGGCACAATTAGCCAAAGCGCAGGCGTCTGTCTTAACTCCCAAGACTGCCAAACCCGATAAGAATGCTCCCCCGGTCAATATCAGTGCAGAGCCGGTGGATAATCAGGCTCAATTGACCAATTTTATTGATGGGGTTCATGGCAAAGGGGTGACCGCTGGTTTAGTTAATGGGGTTTCTACTGGAAACGAAACTGCTACTGATGCACAAGGTAACCCGATTACTGATGAAAAGGGTAATCCGATTATTGACCCTGCTACCGGGCAACCTAAAGTTGCCTCTATTGTCCCAGTCCAGCTTGGCGCTAATAAGACTGTTAATGTTCCGATTGGGACAGCACAGACCGCTATCAAACAACAGAATGCTCTCTTAAAAAAACAGCATCAACCGCTTCTTAGGGTGCCGGGGGAAGATCAATCGCTTGGGTCGCAGACCAATCCCTATCCGGTTAAAACCAAATTGGATGCTCTCTCCCGAGCCAGTGGAACTTGGGTCAGATTGCCGACCGGACAGATCGCGCAAGTTCCTTAAAACATGGCTTCGCTGACTGACGTGGATTGGGACGAAGAGCTGAAACGGCAGGCTGCAATTTCCGCGTTGCTGGCCCCGCAGCCTGATGAGCAGCCTCTTGATACCAAGACCGATGAACAGGTCGTCGCGTCACCGGAAGTGGTTAAGCCGGATGATACCTCTGACTATCACAAGCTGATTAATCAGGCTTTTGACACCGAGACCGACGAGCAGGTCACCGGGGACCAGGGGACAGTTTACCCGACCATCGCTCAAGACCAGGGGCAACCGGATAAAAAATTCGACACTGCGGTGGCCGAATCGGTGGTCCCCTATGACGAGCGTGAAAAGCCTCCAGCTCCGCCGCCTCCCTATACTCAGATGGACACTGGGAAGGGCGTCTCCCCGGAGGCTTACCCGACAGTTGCCCAGGACCAGGGTGCTGGAGAAGGTTCCGGCCAACAAGCACCCGACGCTTTAGCTCAAGTCGAGCCTGGCGAAGAATGGCGCGAGCCGTGGCACCCGGCGGGGACTCCCGCCCCTGCCAGTGCCGTTAAGTGGCAAGGGAATAAGCTGGTCGATAAAGACGGGAATGTGGTGGCCGATGAGACTCCACCGGGGGCCAAATACCCCGATCAGATCGTTACCCCGGATGAGGCTAGCGGCAAGACCAGCGTGGTCAATGCTCCGGTAACGCCGCCGCCGGCCGCTGCCGCCGCGCCCGCAAACCCAGTCGTTGTGGCGCCCGCAAAAAGCGATTGGGATTCCCTGGTCAATTCCACGTGGCCATCCGCTAAGAAAGAGCCCGAAGCAGTCGCGGCGGGGGATGTCCCTCCGATGATGAATGCTCCCAACGGGCAACCGCCGGCAGCGCTGATCATTCATCACACCGGCGGCAACAATTCAGCGGAGAGCGTGGTCAACGACTGGAGGACCAACCGCCCAGGCGTGGGTGCGCAAATGATCATGGATCGCGACGGAGTGATCCACGAAACGAAGAAAGAATTCGGCTACGGCGGGACCGGAAATTTCCTGCATTCGGTTGTCCCCGGTGTAAACAACCAGACCGCAGTCGGCATCGAGGTGATCGCCAAAGATGACGCCGACATGACCGCCGCCCAGCTGGAAAGCTTGAAGCGTTTGGCAGGGCCGAAGGGGCCATATGCCAACGTGCCGGTGTACGGTCACTCCCAGGTCAGTCCAGGCGATCGAGAGAACGAAGGCGTTCGCGGTGTCAACGCAATCAATGAGGCCCGCGCTGGCGGCGGCACCACTACAGAGGCTGGAGAGCCGCCAATCCAGACTTTGGTCAGGCTGGATCAGAGTGGCTTGAACGTCACTCACTTCGGGTATCAGAGTGATGAGAATCTGGATAAGGACAGCGCCGCTGGTCACGGGGCTTACATCGAGAACATGATCCCCGGCTACGACGTGGCTCTTAATTCCAAGGCTGCGGCCCTGGTCGGTAACCCTAAACCAGGCGAGACGTTCCAGTTTGCCGGCAAGGAATGGCGCTATGGTGACAAAGTCCCTGAAAAATATACCGACCCCCGCTTCGACATTTACGATCAAGATGGCACCGCTTTAACCGGAGCGATGCCGGTCGGCAAATCGGTTGCGGCGGTGGCAGGCCCGGAGAAAATGCCGTGGGATGACTGGGTGAAACTCTCGCCGGAAGATCAGGCGGCGGCTGATAAAGTAAGTCAGACCAAGCAGCAAGAAATTTTAGCCGGGATACGGGATAAGACCTCCAGCATGCCTGCCTTTGTTCGTGCGCTGGAGAATCCGATTCCAGGGGTTAGCGATCCGGTGCGCCTGGCGACTGCCGCTGAGTTTAAAAAACAGATCACCGCTTACGCCCAGGATTATTACAAAGAGCCCGACCCGGACAAAGCCTATGCCCGAATCATGGGTAATGCTGATTTTGGTACTCTCTTGGGTGAAGCCGGGTCCAAGATCCTGCCTAACCTTTCTCATGCCGGGTTATCCTTTGCGCAACAAGCCGTCTCTGCTTCCCCGCTCCTCCAGTTTATCAACGTCGCGGAACCTAATGCCACTCCTGAAGCGCGACTGGCCCTGGTTAAACAGGTAATGGCCCAGCCAGACGAGGACCGGGCTCAGTTTATCAAGAGTCTCTACTCGCACCTGGGAAGCGACCAGGCCCAGAACGTGGACTTGAATGCCCTTTTAAATTGGTCCGACACGATTTCCCAGCCAGGGGTAAAAGAAGAACAAGCCAAGCGCCTGGCCGGCATCAACGCGGCAGTTGCTCAGAACCGGAAAGATCTGAGAGAAGATCCAACCTTGCAAGGCACCCTGGGCGGGACAATCGCCAATGCCGTGGCCGCGTATCCTAAGAATTTTTTGGAAGCAGTCACTCCTTATCTTGGCCAGTCGGTGATGGCCGCAGAAATTTATTCCGATACCAAGGAATCGTTACGCCAGGAGCATCCCGGTTGGACCGAGGACCAGTTAAGCGCTCATGCGGCGGCGGTCAGTATCCCGCAGGATGTTTTGCAGGAATTGATTAACGTTGGCACGCTTGGGTTAGGCGGCGGGGTACTTCGGGGAATCGAAAATCCCATCGCACGAATGGCCACTAGTTCAATTGCCCATGGGGTCGTAACCGGGCTAGCAGGAGCAGGTCAGCAAGCGGTGGCCAGTTTTGCCGCCGGGAAAACGCCAACAGCCGAAGAGTTAATTCAGGCAGGGGTAGGTGGAGCTGTTCAAGGCGCTATTGGTGGTGCCATTGGAGGACGACATGGAGCCGAGGTTGAAGTCCCGGAGCATGTCACGCCAGTTGAACCAAAACCGGTCTCAAGAGCAGAAATGCTCGGGCCTGATGTACCACCAGAGCCGACGCCGCCCCGACCGTGGTATTTGCAGGGTGCTGAGCCCGGGCAAGATCCTTTGGTTATCCGAGGGGCGGAACGAGAAGCCTTTACCCCGCAGGAATTATCTGAATCAATTCAAAGACTGCCTGCCGGCACTCCCGAAGAGCTTGCCTCAAGAATTAAATCCTTGCAGTCTCCGGCAGCCTGGTACCTGGGGGATGAAGGGACGCAGGAGGAAGTGCAACAGGCGAAAGGGGCGCAAGCCCCCAGTCCCCCGCCGACCTTGGCCGAGGCTATCCAACAACAAAGAAGAGCAGCCACGGCCACTGCTTTAGGTGGGGAACCTCTACTGACAAGAAGAGCGCCTCCGATATCGGGAGAACCACCGCCTCCAAGAATCAGTGAATCGGAACCTTTCACTTCGAAAATAGCCAACCGTTACACTGCGGAACGAATGGCTACCGGGGAACTTGGCCAGATTGATCCTTCAGAAGGGAAATCTACCGAGGAATTGGTGATGCAAGGTTTGCAGATGGCTCCAGCGCAAAGGGAGAGGCTGATCAACAATTTCAATAGAGGCGTGGGTGGCGATCTCGACAACCAGGGCGCGGCCATCAGGGCTGAAGAAGCCAGGTTGAGCGTGCAGTCCACAGAAGCTTCCCGGGCAGCGGCAGCAGACCCAACCAACATCCAGCTGAAGGCCCAGGCTGATGCAGCTTTAAAAGCAGTGACCGATTTTCACAATGGGCCGGTCAAGAAATTGAAACGGGTCTGGAGCGATGCCGGTCGCGGGTTGCAACGGGATATCCCGCTTGATTACACCACCCTGAACGGGATGAAAGAAGCGTACATGAAAGGGATAGGGAACGGAAAGGAAGCACCGCCAGAGATGGAGCCGAAATTAAAACAGACAGCTGACAAGGTAACTAAATCTGCTCAGGCAGAACAGGCTGCAATGGATAATCTAGGCAATGAAATTAGAAACCGAACCGCCAGGAAAACTCTTCCGTCTGACGATAATATCCGCGCCAGGTTGATGGAGATAATGAAAGACCTGCCCTGCCGCACATAAATTTATGAGCTGTTACTCTGGATCAAACCCAATCGGGAAGCTGACTGATGCTGAACGGATGGGGATGTGGGAATGGATCAAGATAAACGCCATCGACCACAAAATGAATCTTGAACAGGTTCATGAAGCATTCAATAACCATTACTTCGGCGGAGGGGTAACTGGCGAAAAAGCTGCCTGGATCAATGAGTTTCTAGCCGCCCGGAAAACACCTTTTAAACGTCTTGCCGACGCAGCCTGGACCGCGCAAGCCAGGCGCAGGGATATCCAGACCCAAGCTAAACATTTGGTCAACGATAAAAATGCTACCAATCTGGAGAAGGCTTTTGATGCAGTAATCGCCGTTCCCAGGTACACTACAGTCGGTGGGGGGCTCCACTTTGCAGCCTTCCCCGGCACTCATGCCGGGGCACTTATTCTTAACCCGGCAAGGTGGAAAGCGTTTGCCAGACTGGTTTATCACACCTGGGGGAATCTCGATCGGGCTCATGCAGAAACTTTGAGGGACACCATGCTCCGAAGCGATAATTTCACTTTGGCCAAAAGAAACGGTCTCGATTTCAGTACCCACGGAAATGAAACAGGCGGCGGAAGTCTTTCCTCTCGTGGCTGGGCGGCTTTAGTCGAGACCCGGTACCGTTTATTCGATGCGGCAATCCAACGGCACATCGACTCTGGAGAGTACACGCCCGAAGAAATCGACGGGATTGCTAAGGAGTTGGCGACCTGGGCTAATCACGCGACAGGAAGCGGAAAAGGGATGCTTACTTCTAACAAGTATATCTCCTCAGCTTTTTTTGGCCCGAAGTTAGCGCAATCCTATTGGAATCGTTTAATTGGCGATCCAGCTAAGACCCTCGCCACTTTTAGCAGCTGGAATAGAGCGAGTACGGGCGAAAAGGTAGTTGCCATGCAACGATTACGGGGGGCAATGGCCGCAGCAGCCACTTACACCGGGATGTTATACGCCAACCAGGCTCTGCTAGGTCAGAAGATAAACTGGAACGATCCGTCTCAGTCTGATTGGCTGGCCTTTAAAGCAGGTGGATTCCGGTGGGGACTGCCAGGTGCGATGCATTCTGAAATCAATCTGATTGGTCAAATCATCACCGCTCAGTCAATGAAAGCGGAAGATCTGGCGGCAGTGGGAGTGCCGGGGGCCAAAGGAGCAACCGGGGGCAGGTTGCGGTCTTTAAGAGAATTGTATGTGGCGCGTCAGCTTCTTCAGTACGCTGAAAACAAGGCCACCCCGCTTGTCGGAATGGGGAAAGAATTAATCACCGGTCGCAACTGGGAAGATCGTCTGTTACCCTGGAGACACGCTGAAGGAAAAGAAACAAAGCCGCCGGTATCCTGGGGAGAATATGCCTGGAGCAAGGCCCCAATCCCTTTAAGCGGTGCCGCCGGATACGTTTACGACCAATTGCGTAAGAACGGTGCCAGCGTGACCGACGCCTCGATGTGGATGCGAGCCGCTATGGTAGCCGGCGCTTCCTTTGCAACTGGAACAGAGCCAAAAGAAGTTAAAGATCCTACTCCGCATCGGACCAGGAACCAGGCCCAGGTCGGGCACTAGCTTTCTCCGCTAGGAAAATTTTCAGGGTTTGGGAGCGCAATGCATTACCTTATCATGTAATACTTGCAGAGAGTCAAGAGCAGATGCCATTTCCACCAGCGGACCATGGTGCCGACCCAGACGAGCAGGCCGAGGGCGACAATAAAGACGCGTTGTTCAGTGTTTAATTCTTTCATGGACGAAAAAAAACCTCCCGCCAGGGAGGACCACCCGGGCGGGAGGAAACATGAACAAACTTTTTAAACCTCTTTCCATCCTGAAAGTGGTTATAAGCTGTTGGTCATGATTTCCGCTACACCGGCGAAAAAGTCAATTTCTTTCTATCTCTTCAAGCCACTTTCTTCGCTCGACATCCACTTTTTTATCCCTTTTGCGGGTGCCTTTAAACCTTTCCATTAAGCTCTGCTGCCCTGCAGTATAGCCAATCGAAAACATCCCGAAGGAATAGCAGATAAAGATAAAGGCGAAGAAGAGAAAATGGTCAGAGTCCATTAGTTATTCTCCAGCTTTTCCGGTTTGAGCTGTTGGATGGCCCCAAATTCCATCGCGGAAAGGCAGGCAATGAAGCCTTCCAGCCAGGCGTGGCGGACCACTTTGCGAACCATCGCGACCTCCCCCTGGTTTTCCCGTTCTTCTACTGTCAGGTTGGCCATGGCCTGTAAAAGGATGGCTTCAGCGACCATCTCCTCGGTGTCGCCGCCGTTAGTCAGGCGGTTCCAGCAGAATTCAGCGGTGGCCACCTTCTCCCCGATCAAGCGCCCGTTAGTTTTCGATTTGTTCATCATGGTATCCTCCTTCCAGTTCCCGCATTTTGCGGTCCAGCCAGGGCGGCGGATCTTCGATGATCTCGTCGTCCTTGGGGATCATCTTCAGATCGATGTAGTTCTCCAGGGTGGTGGTCACGGCCAACACTAATTTGAGTTCAACTTCAGTCAGGCCGACCAGGTAGTGGTGACTGGTTCTATTCCCTTTCAGTCGTTCCTTCGCCACCGCTCGGCAAACAGCCAGGGCGGTACTGAGCGCCTTTAATTCGGTAAGGGAGAGGTCGATGTACATTTATGGTTTCTGTTCAGATTCGTCTTCATGCCAGCTGAACATCAGGAGCGCGGTGACAAATCCAAGCGCGAAAAAGAAGACGAATAACGCGACAGCGATAAGCCAGAAGTAGTTTATAAGGTTTCCAGTAAAGAGATTAATGTTTCCGCCTGTTCCCTGCTCTCAAATGAGAGAACGTGATCTAGCCATGTGATATACGTTCCTCTTTCCTTGTGCCGGATCTTGTACGTAGGCATCCAACCTATAGCTGGATTGCTTCGACTCTCCTCGATAACCCAATCGTTCATAACATGTGTCATTTCCACCAGCGGACCATCATCCCTACCCAGACTAAGAGGCCCAGGGTCACGATGAAAACCCGCTGTTCCATGTTCAGTTCTTTCATTAAGTCGCCTCGCGGGCGCGTTGGTTAGTCCATGCATTCATATTCGTACCCGAGGCGACCGTCCGTGTAGCGGACCAGGCGGTAAAGTGCAACCGGAAGAATCCCTAGCTTCGGCGTCTCGTAAGCGTCTTGGACCACGATTCTTAGCCAAGGCCAAGGCGGATCAGGAACTTGCATTTCCTCGTTATTAAGAGGGCCGCCGTTCAGGTGTCGAACGCTCATCGTGTCGCCTCCCGTGCGCGCCCAATCGCGTCATCAACAATGGCATCAACCCAAGCATCCAGTGCCTCCTTTACTGTGTTGCCACCGCCGACAAATCCGATAGCTGAGGCCAGGAATAGACCGTCCTTTCCCTCGGTGATCAGGATACTAAATTCGCGCCGATTCATCGTGTCGCCTCCCGTGCGCGTTGGAGGAGCACATCGACGCCTTGCCAAAATTCTACGCACTTATCTCCGGTGCGCGTTAATCTCGATTCCCTCAGCGCATCGCAGAGTTCGGTGATCAGCTTGCGTAAGCGAGCCTCATGATAGATGTGATCAAGGATCTCGTTTCTCAGCCTCCCGATCTCGGCGTCTTTCGGGTTGCGGAGGTAATCATTGCACCCGCACCCGCACCCCAAGTGATGGAACTGATACTCACTCATAGGTCAGAACAGGAATCGACGAACTCTTGCCACGCTTCGTCTTCGGTTAGGACTCCTTCAACCGCAGCCCTAAATCCTTCACGAAACGCATTCTCGACTGCTTTCTCGCTCATCGTGTGGCCTCCCGTGCGCGTTGAAGTAACTCTCTAAGCTGGATATTAGGTAGCGAGTATCCTTCGTAGCTATGATCCCTGACCCAATCCGCAAGTTCGGTGATAAGCTTGTCTCGTTTCTCTGTTTGCTCTCGCCATGCCAATGCGGTTTCTTTCCACCGCTCGATCTCGGCGTCTTTCTCGTTCGCATCGACGATCATCGAGTGCGCCTGAATGTTCTGTACAGCATCCGCCAGATCGCGTTCCAATTGATGGATCTCGGCGTCTTTCTCAGCCAGCAATTGTGATTCCGCGTCCATATTTAGAAACCCCGGCCTCTTAAAAGAGGCCGGGATAATTACTTACTCGGCCCTGTCCAGATGAACCTGGGCGAGCTCTCTTTCGAGCGCCCTGGTTTCGGCGCGATGGTCTTTAACCAGATCCAGCACCCAGTCGATTACTGGCGGCGGAGTGCCGGCATTAAGAAGAATATCGCGAGTTTGCCATCCTCCGATTGGAGAGGCGGGGTCCACGTATCTGAGATCACTGATCATGTTTTTTTTGGTCCTAATTTAACGACTGCTATTTCAGGTAATGGGGGCTGGCAGTCGCTTCAGCCTCCAGGGGAAGATCTAGGGCCCACCCGGGGGAGATCGTCATGATTCTAACCACTTCTTCTTTCGGGAAGGAAGGGTCGACTTCGCAGATTACTTCGTCATGCGAACTGAAGACGACTGGAATGCCGGCGGCCTCCAGCCGGAGGACCGCGTCACGCAGAACGTCACGGGCGGTGGCCTGGACCACGTTCTCGAAAAGCACCCCGCCCCAGTAGCGCATCCGCCGGGTGGAACCGCGTGTAGTCGCTCCGGTGACCCCGCCCATCTCGCGCCGGAGGTCGTAGTAGCGAAGTTCCCGGCCACTGGGTAATTTGATCCCGAAAGATTCTTTTAAGTTGCAGGCCCGGATTATTCCCTGCTCCAGCTGGTTCCAGACCTTCTTGACCCGGGGGTAACGCTGATGCCAGCGTCTGATGATCTGCTCGGCGTCATCAGGGTGAAGTTTCACCCCCATCATCACTCTGGCAGCTTCAACAAATCGGTCTTTCTGCATACCGAAGCCGATCCCCAGCGTCTGAACCTTTTGGACTTGATAAAGATTCTTCTTATCCCTTTTCAAGGTCCCTGGCTCGCCGTCCCAGACCCCCGCCATCCGGGCATCGGCTTCGTAAAAATTCGTTCCGCTGGCAAGATCCTTGAGCAGCTTCTCGTCTTTGCAAATCCAGGCGATCACACGAGGCTCGATCTGGGCGAAATCGGCCACCACGAAGGTCTTCCCCGGGCCGGCCACAAAGACCGAGCGCAAGTCAACACCGCCATCGGAGTCCTTGTTGAGGTTCTGCATGTTCAAGCCGTCCGTCCCAGAAAGCCTCCCGGTGTTGCCGGCGCCGTGGTATTTGAGGGTGAAGTTCATCCTGCCGTTGGGCATGATTCTCCGCTCGATTTGCTCACAGAGAGCCAGCCGACGGTTGGCTTTCCTGAATTTGCCGGTCCAAAAAATCTGAGGAAACTCCGCACCATATTTCTCGATCCATTTAGAGAATTCCTCGTTCTTCTCGGCCGTGGAGGCGGGGGCCGGTACGCCTTGAGCTTCGCACCAGGCGACCAATTTTGCCCGGGAGAGCGGCGGATCTTCCCAGGGGATTTGTTCCCTCGCCTCGCGCACTCTGAATTGCAGGACTGACTTCACCTGGGCGAGTTTTTCCTGATCGATTGAGATGCCGAGGTGGCCGCGCATCCGCACGATATCGGCAAACTCCCGTTCTTCGGGGAGCCATGAGTCATGCCACTTCATCCAGAGGTCATGGCACCACTTGGCATCGGCCAGGCAGTAAGTTCTGAAATCATTCTGCATTTTCGGGTTGAAACCATGAGGCCAAACTCGATTTTTGGCGCGATTTCTGATTGTCTTGGAAATCTCATGCCCGAATGAATTCTTCACCGCTTCTTCAAGCTTGCGACCGACTCCTACAAATGCCGACAGGTCGGCTGTACAGTCCCACCTGGCTGGAATTATGGATGGGACAAGTCCTCGCCGGGAGGCAGCTTGAAAGACTGCTTGGTCAAAGCCCGCGTTGTGGGAGAGCCAATGCCCCCCGGCAATTGCGGGCCAGGGAGCATCTTGTGGGGGGCCGACATATTCCAGGCCGGGGGAATAAATCCCGACCATGAAAATGTCCGTCAGTGAAGCGTAAACCACCGGGCCCTGGCGCTTGACGGAGAGGTCGTCGCCGTAGTACGTCTCAAAGTCGATTGCGACGACCTGATTCACGCTTTTCTTTCCTTGCCTAGCCGCCGAAGTTCTCGGCCAGGAGCTCAAGGGTTTCGTCCTTGTTCAGCTTGTCCGAGCGGTCCAAGACCGGCACGAAAACGAAGTTGGCCCCCATTTTCATGTTCTTGGTATCAAGGGTCCACCGCTGGGCGGCCAGGGTCTTCTGCTGCTTACGCAACCTTGAGTCGGCCATGATCAACTGGGGCACTATCGCGCGGTAACTGGTGCCCCGGAGGGTCCAGAGTGCCGGCACCACGTACTCGCCTTCGCCTATAATGGTCAGGTCCAGGCCTTCGGCCCAGGAAACCTTGTTTTTCAGCTTGGGGGCGAAAAGAACAATGTGACAGACTGCGTGGGCCACATAGTTACCGTCATCACTCCCGGCAGGAACGAACTCCTTCAGGTTTCCCCCGGCAGAAATGACCTGCTGGGTAGTCAGAAATTCATTCGGGCGCGGCCCCGTAGGGTCGTAACGGAGGTTCTGAACGTACTTTTTCTGAACCCCGTAGAAACTGAGTTCGGCAGGCTTGGGAATCAGGGTTTCCCCGTTATAAAGCAAGTCCCCGGCGTTCTTAGGGAACTTGGCGAAATTCGGGCCGACCCCGTGAATAATCCCGAAGTAAGGGAACTTGACGTCCCCGCCACCGAACTCGCCCTGAATTCCCTGGATCGGGCTGACACTGGGTTCCGAAAAAGGAACCACCTCGTTACTTTCCCCATCCCCCAAATCGACTACACTTACATCACTCATAATATTTTCTTTAACTTTCTTTTTTAACTATTTCTTAAGAGCTATTCCTTGATAGCTTGGAGATAGAATATCTTGCTGGCATTAATCAGTCCAGCTTTTTCTAAAGCATCGGTGATTATTTTTTTGGCCAGGGTGGCTTTCCCTCTGGGGGCCAATTTTCCGATCTCTTTTTCCAGGTCGGCAACCGAAAGCTCGACATTCTGGAGGACGTATTTACCCCAATCGACGCCCTCAAATTCCAGAGAATCCCATTCAGTGGCTAACACTTTACTAGCATTGGTAATCTGCTCCGCGCCAACCACTAACCGGGTGCCGCTTTTCTCGGCAATTTCATAGCCTTCAACGATGTCACCCTCATCAAAAGCCCTTCTTTTGGCTTCGTTATCGACCGCCGCTGAGAAGATCTTGAAGACGTTGGAGAGCTTCTTTAAAGCCCCCAGTTGAGGGGTACTGACCTTAAGCAGGTCGAGATGAGGTAGCTCAACAGGTTTTCCCGTCCACTGGGTAACGAGACTTCCCAGCAGGGCAAGACGAGCAGGGCAATTAAGCCTAACACAAAAACTGCAATTAACGGCATCAGGAGTATAATCTTTTGGGCCAGGAGCCTGAGAAACCTGAACCGCCCGGTCGATGATCCGGTAAATCCGTTTTTCCAAAGCCGGCAGCCGATAGCGCCAGAAGGTGTATTCAGTGTGGGTTCCGGTCTTGGCGGCATAGAAAATTACCTTGATCTTGTTGAGAGTGGGAAAGTTATGAAAAGCTAATAAAACATAGGCCCAGCCCTGGAGATTCTTTTGGGAAACGGTCACCCCCCAGGCCCCGAATTTGGCGTCGATGATTACCGCTTTTTTCGCGTCGGGGTCGAGCCCCAAATGGTCGAGAGTCCCGAAAATTTTCTCGGTTTTTAAGGTTAGCTCGGAGTGGATGACCGGGTACTCTTTTTTGAAAGAATCGATAAACTCAACCACTCGAGCCACTTCGGCCTCGGCCTGAGTGTCACCCCCTAAGACGCTTAAGTCCCGGGTCGAGGTGGCAAGGTGTTTAAGGGTGCCGAATTCCGCCTTCTGGTTGGATTCGGGATTGGGGATAAAGGCCGCACAACCTTTACTGCGAGGGTCGTAATTTTCCAGTTTGCTCGGCCCATACTCGTGATGGGTAATAGCGGAGGTCATTTTTGGTTTTTTTCTTTAAGGTTCCCGGTCATTGCACTGACGAAGCTGGCTCCAGAACTGGTGCCAACATTCGGCTACTGCGCTGGCGATGACCAGGACCGCCAGCGAGGCGAAATAGACGATAACTTTCATTTCATTACTTCCGATAAAACGGATAAATCTCCGTCATTGATGGTTTCGATATCGCGGATTTTACCGCTCAAGTTTTCGTAGACCCTCTCTTCCATGGTGCCGGCGCAAAAGAGAATCCGATTGAGTCCGACCGATTTAGCCCCGACCCGGTCATTTCTCCCAAGAGCCTGGATCAAATGAGTTGAGGATTCGGGAATCGACAAAAGGCCAACCCGTGGAAACCTGCCGTCTTGATCATGAAGAGAAATTCCCTCGCCGCCGGCGGCAATGTTCAAGACCAGAACCTTCGAATCCCCGAAGTTGAAAGCCTCAATGGCTTCGTCACGGGCCTTGAGGCTAGTGGCTCCGGTAATGACGCCAAACAGGCCAGGAACCTCTCCAAGCTCGTCTTTGAGCATGACGGTCGCCGCGTCTATCGAAGCCTGGAAGCAGAAGAACAACGCAACTCTCGCACCCTCCTCTAGGTGTCGCAGAGCCTCCTCGATAAAGATCGGCACCTTGGCCAGCTCCGCTGCCTGACGGGCCCGGAGACGCTTGGTGATTTCTTCCATTGCCGAGTTTTTCTTGGCGGCAAGCTCGGCGATCTCCCGTTCCAGGTCCTCGTAGATCCCGCGCACGGTAGCGGCTTTCTCCGAATCGATCAGGTCGGCCCGGTGGACGCACATGGTGGGACAGATTTCGGCCTTGCGAATCCGCAAACCCACCTTGTCGAGCTCCTGGTACAATTCAAGTTTCTGCCTTTGACTAGAAAAATCCTCGTAACCGCCCCAGGGGCCGATCCCGACCCCGAACGCCTGAGCGTACTTGAAAGCGTAGTAGGGTTTAGCGACCAGCTTCAAGGGATAGCCCAGCCCAAGCAGATCCAGAGGGTTCTGGATCAGCGTCGCTGAGAGTAGGGCCAGCCAATGGCCCTCGGCCGCTGCACTGGCTACCATTTTTGAATTTTGCGATTTCTTGCTTTTGGCTCGGTGGGCCTCGTCAAAGATCAATAAGACCTTTCGATCGGGCCATTCGGCCAACCACTTGAGGCCAGGATTTTTGGGGTTAAAGAGCCGGGGGCTTTTGCCGATCTTGGCCCCCTCCCAGCCGAGGATCGCTACGGGTTTAAGCTCCATCAGGCGACACCACCGGGTCCAATGGCTGATCAGGGTCTTGGGGCAAATCACCGCGAAAGGCACCTGCAACTCTTTGGCCGCTTGAAGGATGGCTGGAGTCTTGCCAACTCCAGTTTCGGAGCGATCGGAGGTAACCCCTCGCTTTTGCAACAACACTTTGTGACGTTCGACCATCCCGACTTGATGAGGATATAGCTGAAAATCACTCATGGAGATTCTGCCCATTGAATTGCTCGTCGACGTTTCCTCACCAGCTCCAACGCATCCCGTTCGGTGGTCTGAGCGCATTCTTCGGCCAGCGCATGGACCTCGTCCAAGCAGCGCAAAGGAAAGCTGAAACGCTCCCATTGGGAAATTTCGCCATTGGGCCAGGTGCGAGCCAGATATTCTCTTCGGAGAAAGAGGTCGACCCGGTGGTCATGAATTTCTGTGTACGCCGTCTTCATTGCTCGTCCTCTTTTTCCAAATGGCAGCAAAACAGAATAGCTCTGCCAAATGCCGCGGCTTCGGGATTGGAATGGCTGTTAGAGGTGTAAGTGAACCCGTCGGTTCCCCAACGCTCACTATGCGGATAGCGTTCATGTTTTTCACACCATGCACCTGAAGGCAGCTGATGCGCTCGGTCGATCCGGATTTTTACGACTTCAATGCTGCCATGCCTGCCTCCACAAATTGCCACGTCAGCCAGTCGCCACATCGGCTTGACCTTAAGCGGGGAAGCGTCCTTGTCCGCCTGCCACGTTCCTGTGTACGCCCTGGCTGCAGCAAGCGCTTCCAGGGGTGGAATGGCTGCTTTACCCTTCCGTTCGATGAAACGGGCTATTTCGGGCCAAGGCGGACAGACGCGAGGGGTATCATGAGTCCGCCATCCGCTCTCCCACCAGAGTTCAAACTCTTTCATTGTTCGTCCCTCACATAATTAAAAAAAAAGCGGGGGGCGTGCTGGAACTCGAAACTCCCGAGCGACCCGTCCGCTTTGGATTTGACCACCACCAGGGGCGCGTAAAAGCCCATCACCTCGAATTCGGCCCGGAGCTCATCGGTCGAGTAGACCTTGCCGTAGGTTCCTTCCAGAATTTCCCGGCCCCAGCCCACGGCGTTTAATTCAGCGGCTCTTTCCCGACGGATAGCTTCGGTTTCGTCCAACACCCTCAGCAAATTAGGCTCATCCTCATTTTGCATATTGTTCTTCTACGGTTAATCCTATCTTATTCTTTAGTCAAGTTTCTTTCGATATAGGAATATAAAATCAAAAGAGCATCCGCCTGATCTAAGGTTGGCTTCAACTGCGGAAACAAATCCAGCGCCTTGCCTCTCATTCTCCGCTTGTGGTCGGGCTTGGATTCCCCGGGGCGGGTTTTCAAGCTCAAGGCTTTTTGCCACTCCTGGGGCCTGACCCGAATCAGCTGATAACCCAAAGCGATCAGCATCCCTTCCAATTGCCCGTACCCCCTTCCAAAGGTAAACATCCGGCTCCCGGGCTGAGGCGAGCCCGTAAAACCCCCGACGTCTTCCAGAATGGCGATTCTAGGGGCCTCCAGGCGGCTGGCGGCCTCTGCATGAACCCCCAGCTGCCAAAAGCGATCCTGGGGGCTCTCAGCGAGTTTCTCGACCATCCAGGTCGGCCCGCCCGGGGGCTCGTAAGTGGTCGAATAGCTGGCGATGGCTCCCTTGGCCCCGGGATCGATGGCGATCAGGAACTTAGGGCGCACTAGGGCATTTCCCCGTTCAGGCTCGGAATCACCAGTTTGAGCTCACGGCCCTTCTCGATTTCCTCCAGCCCGATTTCCATGATCATCCGGACCACCATGGTGTTCGGCATCCCGTTAGCCCGGGAAATTGTTTTAACTTTCTCTGCCATTCGTCCCGAGAAGGGGACAAGGATATTTACGTCTAGGCGCTCAGCGCCTAATTTTTTCTTTGTCATGCCAATACATTAACGGCAATTGTGGTCGAAAGATAAAGAATTATGACATATGAAATTAAGGCGAAACAAAAACACGGATAGGTTTAATCTTCATGACGTGGCCTGGATGAAGAAAAACGATCCTAAGCGAATTGCGTCTGAAGAAAAACTCAGGGAAACCCTGGATAATCTGCAGGATATCGCCTGGCGAATGGCGCACCCGTACAGCTTCCGAATCCCTAGAAAAAGGACACCCGATGAAGATTAAGCAAAAGGGCGAGGCAGCGTGCGGCGGGTTGTTTAAAAAAGGAAAGGGCTCAAACGATATGCAAGCGTTTGAGCCCCAAGAAAATCTGTTCCACGAAACCTCGTGGAACAAACCAAACAAGACACAATTCCGATTCTGAAGAAGCCGACTAAAGGTTTACCAGACCTTCAACACATACACAGTAAAACCAGAAGGAAGTAATATGCAGGACCAGAATATTGTCCCCAATGGAGGGGGTCAAGTAAATATCGATCTCCCTCGTATTTGTGACATTGACTGCTCGATATCCGGCAGCAATGGCGACAATCAGCTTTGGGCCACGGCAAGGCAACTGGCATGTTGTACCGCCGACTTTGAATTGTACCGCCAATGGATGCTCGAGTATAACCGGACAAGGTGTAAACCACCGTGGTCTGAGCGCCGAGTAGCCTATTACATTCACAAAGAGTGGCGCCTGGCGCATGGCGACGAACTAGGCGAAGTTTATCTTCCCCCGGTTGATAACCGGCCGCACGTCAAAGGCTCGAAGGTTTCCTTCAAGCGTTTGGACGAGCTAGCCGGGAATGCGTTAGGGATGTACGCGCGACTCCTGGCGTTCCTTCGCCCTAAACGAAAAGCTATTCCGAGCTCGGAAGCGATTATTGACCGGCTTTATCCAGGCAACCCCTGGATTTGTCGCGCGGCCGGCAGTCAACGGTGGGCCCGCACCGATACCCGGGAATCTTTTCGCGGCGTTGAGAAGGAGATGGAGTGGATCGTGCCTTCGCCAATGTCGAAGATGACAGGATTCGCCTATTCCACGGGCAAATCGGACTCTCCTCGATGCAAGGAAAACGCGGGACCGCGCGTTTATCTCGTAATCGAGTTCGACTTCGGGAAAACCTTTGCCAAGCACCTCGAAGCCTGGGCAGCAAAGGGGATCTCCTCACGCGACGTGCAAGCCTATTTGATCCATCACCTGGCGACTACCGGCGAGCCACGGCGCTGGCCCTTCATGATCGTCGACTCTGGAGGCAAGTCGCTTCATTCGTGGTTCCAGATCTCGAAGAAGTTCTCAGAGCAAAACGCCTTGGATCTGCTGGCCCGGGCGATACCATTGGGCGCTGATAAAGGCGGGGACGAACCCGAACGTTTTTTCCGTTTCCCCGGCGGCACTCGCAAGTCGGAAAATAATCAACCTCAACCCGTCCTGTTCTATGACCAAAAAAGACTCGTTTGAAAGCATGAATCAACCTGATCCTGAACCAAAAAAAGTGAAGAAGCCGGCGGGCCAGAGTCGGATATTTGATACCCGGCCGTTTTACTATGAAACCAATCGCGGGCGGATCGTATTCTTTAACCGAAATAAGCAATTGCTCGAATTGAGCCCGAAGGAATTTGGCAGGTATGTCGGCGTTAATTTCGGTGTCGATATCTCGCGCCACGATGGCAAACCGTCGAACGCTGAGAAGATCATTACGTCGATTCAGGACCACAACGTGATCAATGCCGTGACCTCCCTGGCAGGGCACTTCGGCCCAAAGATCATTCACCATGGAGGCCAAACACTTTTGGTCAAAGACGCGCCAAACCTGATCACGCCAAAGGAGGGAGATTGGCCAACGCTCGCTTTACTGCTTTCCGGTATGCTGGACTCCAAGCAGTACGACCATAACTTGTGGTGGACTCACCAGGCGGTTGACGATCTCTACAACCGACGCTGCACTCTTGGCACTGCCCCAGTGTGGTGCGGGCCTCATTCGGCCGGCAAAAGTCGCTGGCAGGATCTTCTGACGCTGATCCTGGGCGGGCGAATGTCTCGGCCTTATGAGTCCATGACCGGCAAGACTTCCTTTAACGCCCATACTTTTGCGGCAGAGCATTTGATGATCGAAGACGAGCACTCGGCCAGCGATTTGAAGTCGCGGATGACGCTAGGTGCCGCGATCAAGGCAATCATCGCCAATCAGGATAAGCAGTCTCATGCCAAGTATCAGATGCCTTTCATGGTCCCGCCGCTCTTCCAACGATTGACCATCAGCCTCAACGACACTAGCGCAAACGTAGCTCTTTTGCCGCCAAGCGATGTGTCGCTCGATCACAAGATCAGCCTTTATGACGTGGCGTGCGTGCCCATGCCGATGCCGACCGGGACCAGTGAGGAACAGGCGATTTTCCGGGCTACCCTGGTTAGCGAACTGCCGGCGTTTATCTGGGACTTGCTCCATCAGATCAAAATTCCCGAGGAGTGGAGAGACAATCGTTTCGGCGTGAAGGTCTATCGCGCGCCACGGGTTCTTGAACTGATGGATGAGCATGAACCCTACGTGAAGCTGCTGGAGTTGATCGATATTTTCTATTTCGGCAGCGAAAAACACGAATTCGAAACTCTCGTAATGGACTCAGGCGACTTGATGGAAGGCAGCGCCGCCCAAATCGAAGCCGACTTGAGACATCCGAAAAGTTGCGTCAAGGCACAAGCCGACGACCTTTTGCGCGGTCAGTCCTTTACCGGAAGATACCTGCAAAAATTGGTCGAGAAACGCCCCGATAGAGTGTCGTTTCGACGGACCATGGATGCCAAAAATTATACCATCCGTTCCCGCTCCTTGAGCGAACGCTTGCGCCAGCAATGACGCTGCCACACCGTCATCATGACGGTGCCCATGACGGTACTTTCTCCTATGGATGACGGTAAAACTGCCTTTTTTTCTCTTTGCAGGTGAAGGGGGAAGTATAGAGAAGGTTGAAAAAGGCAGGTTTTACCGTCATACGAGGGAAAAGCACCGTCATGATGACGGTGCCCGATGGCGCCCGATTACGGCGACCCGATGGCATTTAATTCCCCTGGCGGGGGCCTTTCTTCGAGGGAAACTTGAATTATCTTGGATTTTTCCGGAGCCTCATTTTCCCCTTCAGCCATTGGTTCGTTTTTCAGGACAAATTTCTCAGGAGGGGAAATCGTCACCATCAGGTCGATAGCTTGGCGTAAATATTCGGAGCGAGTGTTTGCTGGCAGGGCCGACAGTTTGGATTCCAAGTCACGGTTTAAAAGAACCATGGCCATTTTTCTCCCTTCTTTTCTTTTTCTCCCCGCTCCAGCCCGCCGTCCTCCCCAGCCCAGCCCTTTGGGGACTGGGGGCCCGTATTTGGGCAAGCGGGAGAGCGGATTAGCCTCTCTGGCCTTCTCTTTGGCCAGAGCAGCCCTTTCTGCCTTCTCCTGGTTGGAAGGACGCCCTACGGGGCGCCCTGTGCGTCTGTGGGCCATTAGAATCTGTCCCCTGGATCGGGATTTTCGGCCTCGAGTTTGTGCATGCGGTCCCATTCTCCTCGCGCTTCCGGTAAGATGGCCACTAGTAGGGCAATGCCGACGAGCATGAGAAGGAAGGGTTTGAGGCTGAATTTGACCTGGCCATTTTCCCAGAAGCACTCATTGAGTTTTCCGAAAGCGTAGAGTCCGAGCACCAGTGGCCCAAAGGAGAGGGCAAGATCCAGGGCTAGTGTGGTCACGAAAAAGAAAAGGTGATGAATCATTCCTTCACCTCCTTCAAGAATTCGAGGGCCTCTTCCATGGTGATTTCCTCATCCCCCGCGTAGTCAATGGAGGAGATCCAGGCGTTTTTTGAGATGGCGAATTCCGCGCATTTCTGTAGGCATTCGCGCATTGTTTCAGAGATGTTGATTTGCATATTGGTTTTTTTCTTTTAGGCGAATTTGAGTTGTTTGTTGATCTGCCAAGCCCGTGAAGCTTCGGTCCCGCCTTTCTGGGAGCCGTGAAGCAAAAGGGCGAACGATTCTTTCCCGACTGCAGCGTGGTAGTCATCGTGGTCGATTTCCATTCCAAGCACCGCAGCGGCCTCAACTGAGAAAACGACTTTGGCCGTCTTGAACCGATCAGAGATTAAGTGATCGAATTTTCCCCCTTCACTGCAGGTGATCGAGAAATTCGAAGGAATTGACTCAACGCACTCATTTAAAATGTGAATGCTTTTGGTGTAGCTGTAGAAGTTGATTTCAGGAAACACCGCAGCTGCTCGCATCCAAGCGTAAAAATACGTCTTGTTGAAATAGTCCCCACTGACATGCACGCGAATGATGCCAGGGGATTTCAGCGTACGAATTGACTCGACGATCAATTCAAACATTGCTTGTTCTGTCTTCGCCCCTTTGAGCAAATCGAAATTGTGCTGATTATTGGCTTCGAAACCTTTGAAGACAGCTTCAAGACTGGCAGCAAAACAGCGGAATTCCGCGCGCTCGCCATCGATTACAGTATTTGCCTTGGCATCATATTTGGCGAAGCACAAATTTGCTCCAGGGCAGGAATAGCCCGCTTTAAGCGATATGGTGTAGAGTCTCTTTCCGAGCCGTGCTTCAAGCTTTTTAAGCTTGTCGTTCGCGCGGCCGAATTTGAGTAATGATTGCATATTTTCCTTAGGTGTTGCTTGTTCTCTTCAGTTGCAGATTCACTGCAAGAAGACGCGCAAAAGCGCGTTTCGAACTATTGGCAGAATGAATTGAGAGATTCATCGAAAGGGCGAAACGCGCGTCGCTCCTCCTTCCACACCTTGCGAATTTCAGCTTCAGTTACTTCGCTTCCCTCAGCGTACCTGATCGCGTAAACGTTCCCCCGGGAATAAACCTTGGCAACGATTGACCCGTTATCTTGTGTTTTAATCTGAATTACGTTTTTCATTGCTTCCTTTTAGCTTTTTTGTTCAAATGGTCGGTTTGCCCGACACCTAAAGTATAACGGATCAAACTTGAAAAAGTAAAGTTTTTTCAAGATTTGTTTTTGCAGTATTTTAAGGAAGGAGCCTAAGTCGTTGCCAGCGAAGCAGACACAGTTGTCCAGTTCTACGTTAAAGAAGATCGCGGAAGCGTTATTTTTGGCTTATACCGCAGAACAAGCGGCTTATTTAGGGGGAATCTCCCGAAATACTTTGCTCAAAATTCGGGGTACGCCAATTTGGGCGGAAGTCGAAGAAATGGCTTTGGAGATGGAAAAACCATTTCGGCAAAAGATCTATCGAGGCTTACCCGGATGGCAAGGTGCGGCTTGGATGTTAGAGCGAAAATACCCCGGACAGCTTAGTAAACCGGAAATTCAGCTGCAACTCAATTCGACCGCCAACACCACTAACAATACTTTGATCATCACGGCCGAACAGGCCGAAGGCTTGAAAGCCCGTAACAGCGTCTTAAATGATGCGTTAAGCAGGTTAACTCCACCTGCTAACAGACAAGCTAAACTGGTAGAAGAACTTGTTAGCTCTGAACCGGGAGATCCTAATCACAACACGAACGAAACAACGTTGAAAAGTTCTGTTGTTAGGAAGACGCCCCCGGCCTCTGGCGGGGGTACCCCTAGTTGCGCGGGGGAGGATATCGCTCCCAATCTCTCCCCAAATTCCCAAAATTTTGAGAAAAATGAGCCCAAAATTACAGAAAAAAATTCTGTAGAAAATTCTAGAAATTATGGATCTATACCCCCAGAGGGTATTGACAACGATTTTAGCCCGGAAAATCCCTCCTTTTCCCACCCCAAAGGGCCTGGCCCGGGCCGGAAATACGGCCCTTTGGGCGAATTGCTCCCCTCTAAAAGGGAAATTCGGGAGCGCCAGGCTGCCCTGGAGGCGGAATTAAGGGAAAAAAAGAAGATTCTGAAGAAGGCCGCCCCGCCGCTGCCGGGCAAAACCCGCAAGAAAAGGGTGCCCCCCAAGATTGTCTTGAGACCCCGGGTGGTAAAGGCTATGGCTGGGATTTAAGGCGTGAAAAGAACTCTTCCCCCTCCTCATCCCCCGGAAAGAAACGGGGTCAAGGCGACCATCAAGGTCACTGATTTCCAGGTTTTGAACTTCTTTGACCAGTCCGCCCGGGGCCCCGATGGCCGGATTGGCTCCGAGGTCATCCTGATCTATGCTCTGGGCGAGGACGGGGTAGTCCGGGAGTTCGCCAATGGAAAGTGGGTCCCCTTTCCAATCTCTAAAGATGGCTAGACGCGTTCTCGATGACGTCCTCTCTTTTGCCGAGGTGGGGCTGGAGACTCCGCTCTACGACTGGCAGGCCAAGATCTTAGGCGCCATTGACAAGTTTGCTCATTACGACCGGATCAAGATCGCGGTTTCCGCTCCCAATGGCGCTGGCAAGAGCGAGCGAGTGGTCGGGGTGGCCATTCTGCGCTGGCTCAACCGCTTCCCCCGAGGCCGGGTGATCCTCACTTCTGCCGATGCCAAGCAGATCGACTTCCAGATCATGCCGGCCATCCGCAAGCATTCGGCCCGCTTCCCCGCCTGGGAGTTCTTAGGCAGGACCATCCGCACTCACGACAATGGCTTTTTCCTTTCCTTTACCACCGATGAGCCAAGCCGGGCCGAGGGGCACCATAAGAGCGCCCATTCCCCTTTGCTCCTGATCGTTGATGAAGCTAAGAGCGTAGAGCCCGAGATCTTCCAGGCTCTTGACCGCTGCACCTATAATGTCCTTCTTTACATCTCCTCTCCTGGCCTCAAAACTGGGCGGTTCTACGACGCCTTCACCCTTCACCGGGAACAGTTTCTTTTGCTTGAGCAAGTTGGCTTGAAAGATTGCCCTCATATCTCACCGGAACGGATTCGCGACGTCATCGAGACCTACGGTGAACGCGCCCCCTTTGTCAGGAGCACTATTTACGGCGAGTTCATGGCCGAGGATGAGTCGACCCCGATGGCCGTTTCCTACGAAAAACTGATGGCCAATTTCGAGTCCCCGCCCGGAGCCTTGATTTCCCGCCATGACTATAGTGCTTTCTGTGACTTTGCTGCCGGTGGAGACGAGAACGTTCTGGCTATCCGAAGCGGAAATAAACTCCTTGAACTGGTCGCCTGGCGGGAGCGTGATACTACGGCGTCTGTGGGCCGTTTTATTATCGAGTTCCGCAAAAACCATCTTCGTCCTTCCCAGATCTGGGGGGATGCCGGCGGACTCGGGACGCCCATGTGTGACATGCTGGCCGACGCCGGATGGCCCATAAACCGCTTCGATTTCGGAGGCAAGGCCGGGAACCCCGCCATCTATTATAATAAGGGAGCCGAGATCTGGATGCGGCTCTCGCGGGGGGTCGAGAAGGGGGAGCTGGTCCTGCTCAATGATCCGGCCCTGATTTCTCAGTTGACCACCCGGAAAATCTTTTACGATTTAAAAGGCCGGGTTCGGCTGGAATCCAAGGATGACTTGCGAGCCCGTGGGGTTAAGTCCCCCGACCGGGCCGATGCCGTCTGTGGATGTTTTGCCCTCGGGAACCCCTCTTTCGCCAAGTTCGTTAAACAGACCGATGATCCTTTCGAGCAATTGGACCAGTATTACGACGGGCTCCCGGAGGATTTTCGTGGGGTTGGCGGCGGTGGGGACGCTGCCATCCAGAAGAAAATCGGAGGCTGGGCGGGGGAGTGAAACTTTCCCGTATCGAGGAGGTTGACCTGGCCTATGTGGCCTTCTGGGTGGTCCTGATGGGCGGATTTCTTAGCGCTATCCTTTTCACCATGCTGGCGATTGAAAGAAATACCCGGGGTTAAGAGACACTAAGAAGCTTTACATTTTGGCCTGAAGATGATTAGAGCTTGACATCATGGATGACGCGTCATCTTCGTTCACCCCGGCTGAGACTACCCCTCAGATCACTGCTAACCCTATCCAGCCTGTGCCGGAGCAACCTCCTGAGCAGGAGCAGCAGACCGCTAATCCTGACCAGTTGCATCCCACCTCGAGCTCGCGGAATCCCCCGACTGCCGGAGTCAGTCAGTCTGCCGCGCTGGCCGGTAAGTCCACTGGCCCTGGGGCCAGGAGCGAGGGCGCAAGCGCCCCCGAAGCTCAAAGCTTTATTCCCACCGGGGCTTCGACGATTGATGAGTTGATCAAGGCCGCCTACTTCGTGGCCGATGGGATCGACGAGCCTACCCTCGACGTGGTCAGCCCCCATCAGGTCAATGTCCATTACCCGGCCGATGGATCGCTCGCCATTATCCGTATCGAAGCCCGTCCGGGAGCGTGGGGTGGGGTCCAGAACCCGATGACCCCCGAAGCTGCCGCTGACGCTAACCAGAGGTATAACGCCTATAAGGACGCTGCTACCCAAGCTCCGCCGCCTGAAGAACTGGCCCAGCAGGAGTCCCATGACGACGCGACCGCCCGGGAGGATTCTAAACCACAATGAGCGCATACTCCCCCACTGCCGGAATTAATCCCACGGTCCCTGGTGATGATGAATTACCACCTCAGGAACTGACTTGGGATTCCACCATTCTCGATCTGCTTAAAAATTCTTATTCATTTAGTGATGATTTGATCGATCTCTCCAAACCCCCGCGTTTTATCCGCCTTTATGCCGACCGCTGGCAGGTTAACTGGCAGGAGTCCGGGGTCGGGGAGCCGGAAAACCAGACGGTGGTGGACCTCTTTATCACCGTCCGTCCGATTGCTCCGGCCGAGATTACGATTAGGATCGTTTAAGCGCTTGTTTAGAGCAAGCAAGAGGCCATGCCGCTTTCCCTCACCTCGACACTGACCGATATTATTTCGGCCTTTGTCAATCTGGACTCCGGGCACCCGATTGGCAGTGCCCAGGTGGTTCAGTACGCTAAAGGGATCAAGCTCTTCTGGCCCGACACCTCGCGGGTCCTTTTAGACCTTTCAACTATGAGCGTGACGGCAAACGGGGTGCGCCTGATCAGTCCCCCGGCGGTTGATATTCCTGGCGGCTTTAACCCCAACAGTCCGGTCGATTCGAGTGGCACTAGTACAGGAGGAACCTTGACCTTAAAAGACTTCAGCCCCTTTGCCGGCTATCCCCCGGCGGTTAACCCGGCCTCGGCTAACACCGTTAACGCCATCCCTAGCCAGGATTTCTTAAACGGGGTGATCAATTCGATTTTCTTTGCCGGCACCGTCCCGCAGGGGCTCTCCTGGACGACTGGACTGAAAGTGATCTTAAAATGGGCCGGCGTCCCGGCCACTGGCAACGTGATGTGGGGCGCGGCCTTTGAGCCGACCGAAGGAGCCAATGTTTCCAGTGACCATTGGGGGGTTCAGGTGACGGCCACTGGCGCCTCAGCTGGAGCCAATATTGAGACTTCCACTTCCATCTCGGTTCCGGCTGCTAACTTAGGCACTCTGGCCAGTGACCAGTTGTTCAGGCTCCAGATCTCCAGGGTCGGCACCAATGCCGGGGACACCATGGCGGGAATCGCTCACCTTCTGGCCGTGGCCGTGGAGGCTTATTAAAAAACATGACGAGTAGAGTAGATGTCGATTAAAGGCGGAGCCCTCACTTCTCTTTTTAAGAATGGCCCTGGTGGGGTCAGTATTTACCCGCCGATGGCCTGCGCCTGCTGGATCAACATGCCCAACACGGCACCCTCGCCGTTTAATCCCGAATATTTTTTCATGCCGAGCGGCAACAATGCCGGAGCCAGCTTAAATGCTCAGCTCCAGCTCCACTATGTCGGTCAGAACGGGACCCCGACCTCCTGGAGTTTCGGCTGCAATATCTTCAGCAACACCGGCGGGACCTTCGATTACTCCCCTCCGGCCATGGGACTCCCGCCCCTGACGTGGCATCACCTTTTTTTCAGCGTCACCGGTTCCGCCGGCTCGATCACCAATGGACGGATGTACGTCAACGGAGTTTATCAGGCCCCCTCGACTGGAGTGACCGCGACCACCGGCTATCTCCTTTTGGATAACCAAGCCTTTGTCCAGATCGGGACCGGCGACAAAGGAGCCGGAGCCATCGTGGCTTATCCGGCAGTCTGGCGTTCGGTCCCTTCTGACCCTCAGATTGCCTTATTGGCCAAAGGGTTTGATCCCCGGGTGGTCGCTCCGCAGGGCCTGGGGTTTTTCAGCCTCTTGTCCGGGTCTACCGCCGGGGATCAGCCGAGCGCCCCGGAACTGGTCACCCGAAGCCCTCTTCTTATCACCGGCACCCAATTTAATTTCGGAGCCAATCCCCCGATGCGTTTTGCCGCTTAAAATTTTATGGCTACTACCCTTGAAAGAGCTTCATTTGCCAATCAGGCCGGGGGCCGGGTTAACCTGACCCTGGTTTCCACTGCCGGGATCAATGTCGGCGACACCATGACCGTCACCGTCGGTTCCGGCCAGAGCGCCGGCGCGACTTTAACCGGGACGGTCAAGAAATTTATCGGGTCCACCGGGATCAAGCTCGGGGTCACCGTGGTTAGTAAACCTTCCGGCCTTCTTCTTTTACCCAAAGGTTCTCCCATTGCCTGACGACGACTCCAGTAACTACGAGAACGAGCTTTACGCCAAGATCTGCAAGGATCTGGACGACCGGGAGGATTGGGAAGGCCGCCAGATCTTGTGGGGCCGGATGCGTAAACACGGGGTCCGGCGCGCCCGTAAACCCTGGAGCGGGGCCGCCGATATGCATGTCCCCCTGGGGGACACCATCATCGGGAAACTGAAAGCCTACTACATGCAGTGGGTCTTCGGCCCTGAGTTATTAGCCAGTTTTTACTCGATGGAGACTCAAGGGGACAGCTACACCGATTCGGTGGCCCAGTGGTTTGATTACAAAGTCCGGGAATGTTCGAATTTCACGAGAGTCGCGATGTGCGCGGTCGACTCGACCCTGCAAAATGGGGTGGGGTTAGTCAAGACCTACTGGGACGCCACTAAAAAGCGTCTGGCCTTTGCCAATATCCATCCTTATTTCGTGATTGTCCCGCCCTGGACCACCACCTTGCAGGAGGCTGACCGGGTCTGTCACGTCATGCACATGAGTGAGGCCGATTACCGCCGGAGCGGGACCGATTGCGGCTACAACATGGATGACGACTTCATCGATTCGATTAAAGGCGAGGGCAAACCCGACAACCGTTATCGGGAAAGCCAGTATCAGGCCGAGGGGCTTTCTTACACCCGGTTAAAAGACCTGATCATCCTCTGGGAAGTCTATGTGAAGTTGGATGACGGCAATATCGAAGTTCAGACCTTCAGCCCCCTGGCTCCCGATGAACCTGCCCGGGCCACCTTCAAGATGCCCTATGATCATCGCCAGGTCCCGATTGCCGCTCTTCCTTATGAATGGCTGGATGAGATGTTTTATTCCAGTCGCGGGGTGATGGAACTGGTCCAGATGTACGAGGCCAGCGCCACCAAGATGTGGAACGAGAAGCTTGACTACATGTCAATCGCCAACCGCCCGGTGCTTTCCAGTCAGGGAGGAAGCGTGAATGCCCAAAACATTCGCTGGGAACCCGGCGCGGTTTACGACGCTATTTTGCAGTTAGTCCAGCAACCGCCGCCGCCCGTCGATTTTGATGAGGAAGTCAATAATAACAAGTCCCTGGCCGAGCAACGAGTGGGAATTCCTGACTTTGGAATTGGAGATGCCAACACGCAAGATAAGAGCCGTACTGCGACGGAGGTCAATTCCATCTCCACCGTCATGCAGCAGTCTAACGACTTGCGGGCCCGGATTTCCAAAGATTCAATCACCACGGTCTACGAGCAGGCCTGGAGTATTCTCAAGCAGTACGATAAAGATTCCCTCGATTACTTCTGGCGCAAACGCCGGCTTACTCTCCCCGACGCGGCTCTCGACAATAAATATCTCTTAAAACCCAATGGTTCGGTCGACGGCTATTCGAAGGATAAAGAGATCCAGAAACTGATGCAGTTGCGGCAATTGGGGCAGGGCTCTCCCTGGATTGTCACCCCTGAGATTGATCGGAAAATTATTGAGCTGATGGATTCTTCCTGGATCGTCGACCTCTATCAACAGCCTGAGCAGGTGACTGCCGGCCAGCAGGAGGATCAGGCCATCGAAACCACGGTGATGAATGACGGGTTTGTCCCGCAACCGTCCCCGAAAGACGATCACGTTATCCACTGCACCATGATCGAGCAGTTTATTCAGTTCCGGCAACCGGGACCGCCTCAGCCGGGAGCGCCTCCTCCGACTCCCCAGCCGCCGATTGCCCCTGATTTTATGGGTCGCTTGATGGAGCACGGAATGATGCATGTTCAGATGGCGAGGCAAGATGCTCAGTACATGAAGCAGAATTACCAGGCCATTATCCAGTTCCAGCAGAAGTTCCAGGCCACCTTGACCCAGCTGCAGAAGCAGACCCAGATGCAGGCCCAGGCGGCGACCACCATGAATCAGCTGAAAACCCCTCCAGGTCAGGGGACGATGCGCGGAGGGCCTCCGCCAGGCGGCACGCCCCCGATGGTTCCGCAGCCGCCGTCACCCGGCGCTAGCGTCAACGGCGCCCCTAACCCGCAGAACAACGGAGGCCCGCAATGAGCGATGAAGCCGACGAGATCAAGAAGATCCTGACCGATGCCGGGTATCAGGTTGTGGACATCAAAGGCCCGCTAGCACCGCTTGAACCGATAGCCGAGGCGATCAAGGACGCCCCATTCCACTGGCCATGAAAGCGTTTATCAAAGCGATGATCTGGCGGCTGATTTCCATTCCTTTTCAGCGTGCCGTCCACTGGACCTCTGAGGATGCCAAAGCTTTTGACGTCTTTACCCGCACTTTAGCGGGACAGAAACTTTTTGAACTCCTGCGTCAAACCGTAGCTACCAACACGTTTCAAGCCGTTTACCAGGATAGGGTGAGCGCCAACGCGCGTGCTCGGGGGATGCAGGATCTCTTGGCCGTACTCCATCGGCTCCGAAGTTTTCCGCCGGAGGCGGAGAGCGAGTATTCGGGGGACGAGGATATCGAGCCGCTACCATCGCAACGAGCTCCGCTTGATGGCCGGAAGTTCAATTTAAGCGGTGGGAATACCGCCATCAGAAATAGCAGGCAATGAGTGAAGTAGTTTCCATGTCGAGCGGGCCGCAGGGCACCGCTAGTGAAGGTGACGCTTTTGAGGGAGCGCCGAGCCCGGAGTTTGGCCACCAGAGCGAATCTTCCAGCACCGACTCGACGGAAGAAAATGTTCCCGGTGGAACAAACGGTAATGGCAATGACGGGCGGCCCAAATCAGCCGCGCAACAGAAGCAGGAGTCCCGGTACGAACGGACCAAGCGGGAGCGTGCTGCCTTTAAACAGCAGCAGGAGGCCTTTAGAGCTCAACAAGCGCAGTTTGCCCAAGAGCGAGCGCAGTTTGAGGAGTCTAAAAAGCCGAAGCGCAACTATAGCTTGTCGGATCTGAAAGAATACCGTGAAGCTTGGCGAAAAGAAGCCGAGCAGGGTGTTGAAGGAAGATCTGAATTGGTAGCGAGAGCGGATGCAGAGATTGCCGCCATGGAGGCTGAAGAAAAAGCTTCTAAAATGGTGGTTGAACTTCCGAAACGCGGGACCAAAGAACACCGGCAGATGTGGGAACAGGGAGAGGCTGATATTCGTCAGCGTGACCCTGAATTCATGAAGACGGGTTCTCGGATCGATACCAAGTTGCGCCAACTGTTTTCGGGCCCTGACGGGAATGCTTATGCCGATCATCCACAGGGCATCTACGCCGCTTATTCCGAAGCTAGACGGCAGATTCTGGAAGAAGACGTGAAGGGTCTTCAGACGGAAAATGCCCAACTTAAAAAAGAGCTGCAACGTTATACCGGATTAACCTCGATTGGGCCGGGAGTCCCAGGTCGGGTTGGAGACGGCGGAATCAACTCAACCGCTGATTTCGCACGTCTCTCTTCTGCCGAGATGCGCAAGCATTTGCTTGCCGCTTCGAGGAAAAATAAGGACACCACGGGGTGGCTCTAGAAAAATTAGCGACTAGGTAGTCTTTTATGGCAACTACGGTTAATCAACCTATCTATGGGGCGGTCACCAGTACCGATAAAGCCTCAGAATATAGGATTTATTTTGCGAAAAAACTGCTGGAGCACCAGGTGGATAAGCTCCAGCTCTATCAATTCTGCTATCCGGCAGAAATTCCGACTGGGCAGGGCAGTAAGACAATGAGGATGTTCCGGGCGCCCCCAGCGTCTCTGGCCAACGTCATCACCCTGACAGAAGGCACTCCGCCGACCAATGCGCCTTACAAGCTGATCTTCGAGTTTATCACTCGGAGCCTTCAGCAGTATGGCGGGTATGCACAGGTCAGCGATATCGTCGATGAGACGGAATTTTTGAACACCGGTGATGCCTTGATGACCAAATTTGGCGAGGAAGCCGCGTTGTGGTGCGACACCCTCATTCGTGACTCCTGCATTATGGGGACCACGGAAGAGCCGACAAAATTTGGCCGGATGTACGCCGGCACTGCAACGGATTTCACCTCATTATCGGCGCTTACGGGAGCCACCGGACGGTTTTCCGGTGATGATCTGATCGATGCGGTGACTAAGCTGCGGGTCCAGAAAGCCAAGGAATTCGATGACGGCACCTTCGTGGCGGTGGTTTCGCCGGAACAGGAACGCGACCTGATTGAGGAACAAGGGAGCGCCTGGGTTTATGCGTCCGCGTTCAATAAGCCTGACCAGATCTGGAAAGGCGAGATCGGGACCCTTTCCGGGATCAAGGTGATGCGGGCCACTAATCCCTGCTATCAGACCAGCGGCGGCACCGAAGGAACTCCGGTTCCGGGTGGAGCGATCATCGCGGCTCTGGTCTTCGGCAAAGATGCTTTCGCGGCTCCTAAACTCTCTGGTGAGAATCCTCCGAAACCGAAGGTCTACACCATCACCCAACCCGATAGCGCCAATCCTTTTGGCCAGTTTATCACTTACGTTTGGAAGACTTTCTACAATGCCGTGTGCCTTAGCACCTGGAACGGGATTGTTCTTCAGACCAAAACTGCTTACACCGGAACTTAAAATTATGGCACTCGTTCACATCTCGATTTGGTATTATAGCGCACCCCCCGCTCAGCCGGGCAAACCTCCCGGCACTCCTGATCAGGGTCTGCCTAAACCTCCTGGCACTCCTGACCAGGGTTTACCTAAACCCCCCGGCACTCCTGACCAGGGACTTCCGAAGCCTCCAGGCTCGCCCGATCAGGGTTTGCCGAAACCTCCCGGGGCGATTGCCCCTCCGATCCAGTTGCCGCCGGAAATCTGGCCGCCGATTTTAGTCCCGCCCCATCCTGACCAGGGATTGCCACGGCCTCCTTACCCGAGCCAGGGGCCAGGATTTCCGACTAACCCGATTGCCCCTGGCGGAACCCCGCCAGCGCCGGATCAAGGGTTGCCACCATCGAGTGAAACCCCGCCGGCACCCGATCACACTCTGCCGCCGGCCCCGGATCACACTCTGCCGCCAACGCCAGAACCCAAAAAGTAGGGTTTACTTTTATGGCAGCGTTAATTGGAGTCAGCGTTAAGCCTAAGTCCGATAATAGCGGTTACACGGTCAAAGTCCCTTTGGACCTTTTATCGGAAGACGGAGTTCCGCCGCAGGCGGGCGACTCGGTTTCTTTCAGTTGTGATGGCACCGTGCAGTCGGCTGATGACGAGAACGCCACGGTGAAACTGGAGAGTGTTAACGGCCAGCCGGTGGATGAATCATCGGCTCAGGAGGCTACCGAAGACGCTGGAACCCCTCCGGCGGGTTCCTCGGCGGCGATGCGTCCTTCATTAGCCGCCGGAGCTAAAGGCCAACCGCTGCCGTTTTGAACATCATCGTTAAATCGAAAAAGAGTGAGGGCGAGCGGCGTGCCGCGGAGCACGCCGCTCAAACTCGCAAGCATTACTATGGCCGTGAGCTCCGGGATGGTTCGCGTTTCCAGAGTAAAGCGGGTTCCAAGGAAGTGATTAAAAAGGCCTTAGACGATGCGAGCCGTTAAACTCAATGCCAAAGTCGAGCATCTGAGCGACATGAACACCCTGTACGGGCCGTTCGACCTGGACGTGAATTCCGGTCGTCCGACTTCACAATGGGAAGGCCGGAACCTTCATTCCTTGAGATTGCCGTTTCCCTTGCGATCTGCCTATTTTCCCGATTTCTGGGTGAAAAGGGTCCAGGTTAATCGCCGCGCGGCTAACGCTTTAAGACTGGTTTTTGATGAATTTCGAGCGAGTTACACTATCGAAGCGTTGAGCCGCAACGGGCTCGATCAATTTGTCCGTTGTTACTGTTTTGGCGACTCCGCGCCCTCGCTTTTCTGGTACGGCGCGGCCTGGGAGCTTTCTCCCCAGGTATCTGGCGAGGTGATGACCGACGCGATCAAGGTTTTCAGCCGCCATGGGTGGACTTATTGCGGCCTGAATAGGGCGAGAATCCGTGAATTCGAGTTCTGGTAGAATGAAAGAACCACGATGGCGGGCAGTGCTTTGCTGGGGGTCAGTCTTAACCTTTCTGACCTTGCCCTTGCTTATTTTCACTTTGGCTATCGCTAGCCAGGAATTCGGCTGGACTCATTTTCACGAGCACGTGAAGGACTATAAATTTCTTGGAAATTTTTATCAGTCGGTGACGGCACTCACTTTCGGCCTCTCCGGCCTGCGTTCTATAGATAAATATGTCGAAACCAAAAACGGTAAATCTCCCCCATGAATAAAGTCCTCCTGGCCCTTTTTCTTTTCATTACCCCTTTAGTGAGAGGGGCGGCACCCCCGGCTACTACCCAGATCGATTGGAAACAATCCGGGGTCGAGGGCGGGATTCCTACCCGGTCCACTGTTTACAAAACTCTGAAAGCCAGCGATTACGGCAACGGCAGTTCCGACGCTTCCAGTGCTATTAATTCCGCTTTATCCAATTGCCCCGATAATCAGGTGGTGATGCTCTCCAGCGGCAAGTTCAAGATCTCCAGCACCATCACCATACCCTCCAATGTAGTCTTACGCGGCGCTGGGCCAAG